ATGATAAGAATGCAATGCGTGCACAAGGTAAAGTTAGAGTTGCAGCTAAAGACCATGACGATGCAAGAACTAAAGCATTGGATTCTATGAAAGGTCGTGAGAAGAACGTGAAGGTACACTCTTCCAGAAATCTTGCTAAAGGTAAAGAAACTGATACGGTTAAGTTCAATGAAGAAACTGGACAGATTCTTGAAATTTCTGATGATACTGCAGCTTCTTATGTCCACAAAAGAAACATTAGCTATGTTAAAAAGATGAAACCTGATGCTAATGGTAATATTCAACCATCAGCTGTTTATGACAAAATGTCAGATAAACATAAAGAAGGTATTAATCGAGCAATGAATCGTTTGATGAAACCAGTTAAAGAAACAGTAGATCGTGAGGATGAGTCTGATTATTCAATCTCTCCAAAGACTGGAAGAAAAGTGCATAAGCAGATTGTGTTTAAAAATGGCGAAGAAAAGATGGAAGAAGGATATGTAGTTCGTTACAACAATCCTAAGTCTGAAAAACATGGTAGCGAAAAACATTTTGATGACCAAGACTCTGCACAGAAACACGCTGATCGTGGAAACTCTGTAGATAAAATTGGTGGTAAATATACTGTGCACAAGACTAATGAAAAGGGACACGACATCAATGAAGGAATAGTCAAAGGAACAGCTGAAGTTATTAAACAAGCAGTGCGTGTTCCTTATCGTGCAATGAAGAGAGTTGCTGGTGCAGTACTAGATACTGCAAAAGATGTTGGCGATGCAGCTGCGAATGTTAAGAAAAAATTTAAAGAAGATTTTGAAAACGGAGAGGTAGAAACTAACGTGAAAACATATAAACAGTTTGTTGAATCTCTTAATGAGATTAAAATGTCAGATTTACCATCACGAAAAGTAAGTGGCAAGTATGGTACTGAATATTACAAAAAAGAAGCTGAGCAAGATAAGAAAGGTTATGACGACGAGGACAAACCAGCAAAACCAGCTGGCGAGAAACGTGGTCGTGGTCGTCCAGCAGGTTCTACATCTGGTGCTCGCCAGAAGGGAACTATTGCTAAGAGAAAAGGTAGTGGTGTCGAAATGACAGGCTACCCAGTTCATTTGCCAAATTTTAAATAAGGAGAATAAAATGGCACTATGGGGAAAAACAGACGCAGAAGGCAGCAAGCCAAAGTATCTAAACACTGCTGGTAAAGCAGCTGTCGAAGGTATTTCTGCAGCAGAAGCAGCAGTTGCTGCAAACAAAGCAAAGGGTGTTGCTCACGCAGGTTGGGTTACTACTCGTTCTTATACTGACGCACAAGGTAATACACGCAACAAGACTGAAGTTTTAGTTGCTATGAGTTCTATTACTGGTGATGACAATACTGACGATACAACAATCGGTGCTGATGCTTAATAAATAAACTTGTCTAGGGAAGAAGTTTTCCCTCTTTTTAGGATGGAAATTATGTTAGAAAATATTAAAAGCGAACTTGAAACATTGAGAGCAGCACATAAAGAAAAGATGGATTTTCTTACACAGTTACGCAATACAATAATGCAGACTGAAGCAGAAATACATCAACTTAATGGTGCGATCGCAATGTGTGAAAAATTTATGGTATCAGCAGCAACTGAAAAGACAGATGATGCAAGAAAAATTAAATGATGCCAATTTTCTAATTTATGCTATGCACAATTATGACAACCCTCAGTGTCATAGTTTAGCTGAGTTCGAAGATGATTTGAAAAAGTTTATATATCTGAAAAAATTAATATACAGATATAAAAATGCAGGTGAACTAAGAGAGCGATTAATATTAAACCATATCATCGTTTTATACAATATTTTTGGTGAGGCAACTACAAAAATGTTGTTTTATAAAATCGAAGAAGATCTTTGGCCACAATTAATCACTTTCTTAGTTTATCTGAATAGAATGCCAGAAACTATTCCAGAGTTTGGAATTAGGTTAACTGATATTAAATTAGACGAGAATATTATAGCAGTATTAAGGAAGATATGAGCAGACTAATAGACAACTTGTTGGCATATAGAATATTAACTATGCTTATCAAGCCATTCGATGATACACAAGCATACAAACTTGGTATCATTGACGCTAAGGGTAAAAACCTTAGAAAGTCAAGCACATTAAAAACATCTGCAGAGAAAGATGCTTATACATATTTGCATCGTTTAGTGTTTAATATGAAGAAGATTATCAATCGTCTTCCAGGTGGCGAAACGAAATTAAAAAGTTTAGTAGCTGCATTATTTTTAGTTAAAGAATATTATCAAAATAATGATAGAACGACTTCTTTGATGGAAAAAAGATATAATGAGATTTTAGAGTTAGTAGAAAATAATGTATATTTGGTCGAAGAAGAAATTATAGTTAGAAAGTTTATGGCAGAAGAAGTAGCTAATATTGCTGGCGCAGGTGTATCTACTGATACTCCAGCACCATTAAAGAAAGATGTTGCAAAATATAAACAGATAGCTAGACGTAAGAAACCAGTTGAGGTTGTATAATGATGTGGATGCTTAGTTATTTACCAGATGCATTTCTGCACTGGGTTATTAATATTGTTTTACTTGCTGGTATAGTAGGAACAGTTGCATCTGTATTATTCAAGTTAGTTATTCGTTGGTTCCCATGGGTTATACCTTATCGCACTTTACTTCAAATTATAAGTATTGTATTGTTGCTTTCTGGTGTATATTTCAAAGGTGGATTAGCCATTGAAGAAGAGTGGCGTGCAAGAGTTAATGCTCTTGAAGAAAAAGTTAAAATTGCTGAAGCAAAATCTCAGCAAGCAAATGAAGATTTAGAAAAAGTTCGTAAAGAAAAAGTTAAAGTAATTCGTGATACAAAAGTAGTAGTTCAAGAAAAGATTGTTAAGGTTGCAGAAAAAATTGATGCTGAATGTAAGATTGATCCGCAAGCCATAAAACTTTTAAATGAAGCAGCAGGAAATAAAAAATGAAAACTCTTTTGCTAATACCTGCAGCTTTTCTTTTAACTGGATGTCTATTTACAACAGTTCCAGTTAAAAGAACATTTCCAGAAGTTCCTAAGGAAATAATGGAAGCATGTCCTGACCTTAAAGCTGTCCCAGATACAGAAAAACTATCTGAAGTTTTAAAGGTCATTACAGAAAATTACTCACAGTATCAAGAGTGTAAGATTAAAGTTGATACTTGGGTTGAGTGGTACAAGACTCAAAAAATCATATTCGATAGTGTAAAATGAGTCCTGTAATTGTTTCAACTTCGTCTAACAAAGAGTCCGAGATGATAGACCAAGAGAGAGTAGCCAAATTGGAAACACAAGTAGAAGCCATTAAGGAAGATGTCTCTGAAGTAAAGAATGACATCAAAGAGTTACATTCACGCATAACTACTGGAAACCGAGAGGTTATTGAAAAATTTGAAGAAAAGATCGATGAACTTGCAAAAAATGATAAGGAACAACACACTGCTTTAAAATCTGCAATGGATAAAGTCAGAGAACGTGTTGATGTTCTAGAAAGATGGCGTTGGATGATTGTCGGTGGTGCAATAGTTTTAGGATATGCTTTGGGGCATATCGATGTTTTGACAAGAATTGTAAAATAAATTTGCTTTAAATTGTGAACTAGGGTAAAATAGTTACTCTAGTGGAGTTATTATGTTATACATTGATGTTAAGTTTGCAAACATTCTTGGATCACGTCTAAGAAATTTCAAACAGAAAAAAGATTACCTTTGGAATTATTCTTGCCCAGTCTGTGGTGATAGTTCCAAAAACAAACTTAAAGCACGTGGTTACATTTATCGTGCTAAGTCAGACTTGCTTGTTAAGTGTCATAATTGTGGATATAGTACAAATCTTGGTAACTTAATTAAGTATGTCGATACAAAACTTTATGATGAATATGTTCTTGAACGCTACAAAGGTGGCGCAACAAGATATAATGACCACAAAGACATTGCTGATACCAGTGTCGTTTTAGAAACTCCCAAAGAAGAATTGCTTGAAGATAATATTCTCGAGCCACTAACACGTATCGATAAATTACTAGATACGCATCCTGTCCTTCAATATATAAAGGACCGACAAATACCAGAGGATAAGTGGAATCTTCTCTACTTCGCTCCAAAATTTAAAGCATATACTAATACAGTTACTCCAAAGTTTCAAGAGCCAATAGTAGATGAACACCCAAGACTCATCATTCCTTACTTCACTGCTGCTGGTAAATGTTTTGCTTATCAAGCCAGAGCATTCGGTAGTGAAGAACCTAAGTATTATACAATTAAAGTAGATGAAACGCAGGAGAAAATATATGGACTCGATCGCTTGGATTATAGCAAACGCATATACGTGGTTGAAGGACCAATCGATTCTTTATTCTTACCAAATGCAATTGCTGTGTCAGGAGCAAGTTTTGATACCCCCACTGTTCGCCAGCTACTTACTAATGCAACGATCGTGATGGACAATGAGCCACGCAATAAAGATATAGTAAAGCAACTTGACAAATATATTGATCTGGGCTATAATGTTTGTATGCTGCCAGAAACCGTAATGCAAAAAGATATTAACGATATGGTTTTACATGGTAAAATGACTACAGATGAGATTGTTAAATTGATAAATACATTTACGTTTTCGGGCATAGGTGCCAAATTGAGATTCGCAACATGGAGAAGAATTTGAAAGTTAAATTAGTTAGTTATTCGAAACCAGCCCAAGAACTTTATCTTAGTGGTTTAACAGATGCTCAAGAACTTATAGCGTATTGCGCAAGAGTATCAAACCCAACAAATCAACTCAACACAGAAACATCAGAGAAGTTAATTCGTTATCTTATAAATCATAAACATTGGTCACCACTTGAGATGGTCTCTGCATGTTTAGAGATAACTACTACTCGTGATATCGCAAGACAAATTTTGCGACATCGTTCGTTTTCATTTCAAGAATTTAGTCAGAGGTATGCAGATCCAACAAAAGATTTAGATTTCGTTTTTAGGGAACCACGTCTTCAAGATCCTAAGAACAGGCAAAACTCAATTCCTATTAATGGTTGGAATTTAAAAGAGCAACAACTGATTGAAGAATGGAAGTGGCATCAAGAAGATGTGTTACGAACTGTGACACATGCATATGAATGGGCTATTAATAACGGAATAGCCAAAGAACAAGCAAGAGCAGTACTCCCAGAAGGAATGACTGTTTCTCGTTTATACATGAATGGAAATTTGCGTAGTTGGGTTCACTTTATCGAACTACGCAGTGCCAACGGAACACAGAAAGAACACATGTTAGTAGCACGTGAGTGTGCGAAAGTTATAGCTGAAGTTTTCCCAATGATGGAAGACTTTGTAAATAAAGAATAATTAAAATATTTTGGAGTTACATATGGAAAGTGTCGTGCATGGCATTAGGGTTGACTACAGCCGAGATAAGTTGTTTGATGCATTGGGTTTGATGAGATTAAAAGAAAGTTACATGAAGGATGAAGAGCAATCACCACAAGAACGATTTGCATTTGTATCAAAACAATTCAGTTCGAATGCAGAACATGCGCAGAGACTATATGAATACAGCAGTAAGCATTGGCTGTCTTATTCTACTCCCATTCTTTCTTTTGGTCGTAGCAAGCGTGGCTTGCCTATATCATGTTTTCTTAACTATATTGAAGATACAGCGGAGGGACTAGTTGATAATCTTAGTGAAACTAATTGGCTTAGTATGCTTGGTGGTGGTGTTGGTATCGGTTTTGGTATTCGTTCAGCAGACGATAAATCTACTGGTGTCATGCCTCACCTCAAGATCTATGACTCCAGTTCTCTGGCATACAGGCAGGGTCGCACTCGCAGGGGTTCTTATGCTGCTTACTTGTCTATTGATCATCCAGACATTATCCCATTTTTAGAGATGCGTAAACCAACAGGGGATCAGAATCTGAGAACCCTGAACATGCATCATGGTATTAATATTCCTGATGCTTTTATGCAGATTATTGAGAAGTGTATGTTAGATCCAGAAGCAGATGATTCTTGGAATCTTATTGACCCACATTCAAAGGAAATTCGTGAAACTGTTTCTGCTAAAGAACTATGGCAGAAAGTTTTGGAACTTCGCATGACTACTGGCGAGCCATATCTGCATTTTATTGACACTTCAAATAAACATCTACCGCAATGGTTGAAGGATAAGGGATTAAAGATTAATCAATCAAACCTTTGTTCAGAAATCATTCTACCAACTAACGAGAAGAGAACTGCTGTTTGTTGTTTGTCTTCATTAAACTTGGAGTACTATGATGAGTGGAAAGACGATCCTTTATTCCTTCGTGATACTGCAGAAATGCTTGACAATGTTCTTGAGTATTTTATTTCTAATGCACCTTCCGCCATTAAACGTGCAAAGTACTCAGCCACTCGTGAACGCAGTATTGGCATTGGTGCGTTAGGATGGCATGCTTACTTACAGAAAAATAATTTGCCATGGGAAAACCCAATGGCAGTTGGAAGAAATAAGAAAATATTTAAACATATTAGAGAGAAATTAGATGTTGCAAATAAAGAACTGGGATCTGAACGAGGTGAAGCACCTGATGCGCAGGGTACTGGTAATCGCTTTAGTCATCTTATGGCTATCGCTCCCAATGCTTCTTCTTCCATTCTCATGGGCAATACTAGTCCTAGCATTGAACCTTATCGTGCCAATGCTTATAGGCAGGATACTCTTTCGGGTTCTCACCTAAATAAAAATCGCTATCTGGATAAAATTATTCAGAAAGAAGCTGAGAATCATAAGGATGGTTGGGTTGACGAAGTTTGGTCCAGCATTATCGCAAATGATGGATCCGTTCAGCATTTGGAATGGATGGATGAGTGGACCAAGGAAGTATTTAAAACTTCAATGGAGATTGATCAGCGTTGGGTTGTTCAACATGCTGCAGATCGTCAAGAATATATTGATCAAGCCCAATCACTAAACGTATTCTTCCGTCCAGACAGTCATATCAAATACATCCATGCGGTTCACTTCCAAGCATGGAAGCAGGGATTAAAGACAATGTATTATTGTCGTTCAGATAAGATCGCTAAGGCAGATAAAGTTGCTAAACGTATCGAGCGAGAAGTTATTAAGGAAATTGATTTAACAGCACTGGCATCAGCTGACGATGGTGCTTGCTTAGCATGCGAGGGATAACATGGACGCATACGAATTATTCTGGAAAATAAAAACTATTTGGATGGATAATACGGATAAAAACAGTGGCGTTGGACCTAAAAACACAATACACATGGCAACGATGGTAATGACTAAAAATGGTTATCGTGAAGTGGTTGCAGCTAAATGGAATAAAGAAATTAAAGCAATAGAACTAATATTAGACGAGGACTAGGATGATTAAAAAGAATAATAAGATGACAGATGAAAGGAATTATTTTAAACCATTTAACTATCCATGGGCATATGAAGCATGGCTAAAGCATGAGCAAGCACATTGGTTACATACTGAAGTTCCAATGGCAGAAGATGTTAAAGATTGGAAGAAAAAATTAACTAAAGAAGAAAAACAGTTTCTTACTAACATCTTTCGTTTCTTTACGCAAGGTGATATCGATGTGGCAGGTGGTTATGTTAAGAACTATCTACCATATTTTCCACAACCAGAAATCCGCATGATGCTTTCTGGTTTTGCAGCACGTGAATCATTACACATCGCTGCATATTCACATTTGATTGAAACACTAGGTATGCCAGAATCAACATACAATGAGTTTCTTGAATACCAAGAGATGAAAGATAAACACGATTATGTTCTTCAACTCAGTTCAAAGAATGGAACATTAGAATCTACTGCTACTCACATCGCTGTATTCTCTGCATTTACTGAGGGTATGCAGTTGTTTAGTTCTTTCATTATGTTATTGAATTTCCCACGTCATGGCTTGATGAAAGGTATGGGTCAGATTATTACATGGTCAATCGTTGATGAAACCATGCATGCAGAATCAATGATAAAATTATTCAAAGAATATATTAAAGAGAACCCAGAAATCTGGAATGATGAATTAAAATCAAAGATATATACTATTGCTGAAAAAATGGTTGCACTCGAAGACAAGTTTATTGATTTATCATTCGCTGGGTCACATATGCGTGACTTGGAACCAGAAGAAGTTAAACAGTATATTCGCTATATTGCTGATCGTCGCCTAATTTCAATGGGTATGAAAGGGATATTCAAAGTTAAAAAGAATCCACTACCATGGGTTGAGGAAATGATTAATGCTCCAGTACATGGTAATTTCTTTGAAAATCGTGTTACTGATTATGCTAAAGGTGCTTTATCAGGAAGTTGGGATGATGTTTGGGGTAAAGCAGCTTAATGATAGAATTACTTTACCTGTTAATAACAACGCACATTACTATAGTGTGCGTTACACTTTACCTGCATAGAGGACAAACCCATAGAGGTATAGAGTTTCACCCAGCACTATCTCATTTTATGAGATTTTGGCTTTGGTTAACAACAGGTATGGTAACAAAGCAATGGGTTGCTGTTCATCGTAAACACCATCAGATGTGCGAGAAACCTGGAGATCCACATTCACCACATGTATATGGAATTATGCATGTTTTATTTGGAGGAGCGTTATTATACCATGAAGCATCAAAAGATAAAAATATGGTTGATTCATATGGTGTTGGTACTCCTGATGATTGGATTGAGCACAACCTATACAGTTCTCACTCCAGACTTGGCATTGGCATTCTCCTTGTGTTCAACCTGATTGTATTTGGTTGGATTGGTTTATTACTATGGGGTATTCAAATGATATGGATACCTTTCTGGGCTGCAGGTGTTATAAATGGTTTAGGTCATTGGTGGGGATACAGAAACACCAATACTAAAGATCGATCGAAAAATATTTCTTTTTTCGGTATAATTATTGGGGGAGAAGAGTTTCATAATAACCATCACGCAGAGCCAGCAAACCCAAAATTAAGTAGAAAATGGTGGGAATTTGATATTGGATGGATGTGGTTTAAGGTTTTTAATACATTAGGATTAGCAAGGGTCAAAAATGTCGACTAAATATTTTGAATGTGAATCATGTGGAGCACGAGGAAAGATCGTTCTCAAAGGAGATGACCATTCAACAGAAGATGTGGTATATTGCCCAGTTTGTTCTGCTGACATCTATGAAGAGGAGGATCTAGACGATGAAGAATAATGTGGTATTACCAAAACAAAGTAGTAGAAAATTTACCTGAGGATTGTGTTGGATTTGTTTATTTAATCACGAACAATACCAACAACAAAAAATACGTAGGTAAAAAATTAGCCAAGTTCGCAAAGACAACTTACAAAACAGTTAAGTTAAAAAATGGAACAAAGAAAAAGAAGAAGATTCGTTCTAGGATTGATTCTGATTGGCTAACATACTATGGGTCTAGCATTGAATTAAACAAAGATATTGAAAGGTTAGGCAAGGAATCTTTCACACGAGAAATTCTATATTTTTGTAAATCGAAGGCAGAGTGTTCATACATTGAAGCAAGGGAGCAGTTTTCAAGAAAAGTTTTGGAGACAGAAGAATATTACAATGGACAAATCTCAGTGAGAGTCCATAAATCACACATACTACACAAACTATGAAGTACTTACTATTCATTACCGCACTATCTTTATCAGCAGTTGCTGCTTACTACTCCATCATGGGATTAGTTGCAATTTTCGCTGCAGCTGCCATTCCAATTTTTATTATGGGTTCGTTGCTAGAAGCATCGAAACTCGTTGTAGCATCATGGCTTTATCGAACTTGGAAAGAAATTCCAATTTTGATGAAGTCATATTTCACATTTGCAGTGATTGTTTTGATGCTACTAACTTCTATGGGAATTTTTGGATACCTAAGTAAAGCACACTTAGACCAAGCAATCCCATCAGGTGATGTGCAAGCAAAACTTGCACTAATTGATGAGAAAATTAAAACCGAAAAGGAGAACATAAATGCAGCTCGTAAAGCAATTACTCAACTCGATCAGCAAGTTGATCAAACCATCGCAAGAACAACAGACGCAGCAGGAGCCGATCGCTCCATCGCCATCCGTAGAGGTCAGCAAGGAGAAAGAAACAAACTCCTCACCGAAATCGGCACAGCGCAAACCAAGATCGCCAAGCTCCAAGAAGAGCGTGCGCCAATCGCAGCCGAAGTCCGTAAAGTCGAAGCAGAAGTAGGACCAATAAAATACATAGCAGCATTACTTTACGGTGATAATCCAGAAACGGATCTGCTAGAAAAAGCAGTCCGTTGGGTTATTATCATGATTGTTATAGTATTTGATCCTCTTGCAGTTCTTATGTTGGTTGCTGCTAACTGGCAAATGAAGAAAGATGCTGGAATCATAAAACCAGCAATGGCTTCAAGTTCTATCGATACAAATACTGTAGAACCAATAGTATTAAAAGATAATAATCAATTGGAAGAACCAGAAGAGGATAAACCTAAATGGTCTGATATGTTCTTTAAAAAGAGTCCATTACCAGTAGATTCTAAGAAGATTATTGAAGACTTTTTTGGTAGAAAGAAACCAGAAGAACTAGAGCCAGAACAGATGGCTGAAATGAATAAAGAGCCAGATGTTGTTATACCAGAAACAACTCCAGCAGTAGAAGAGTATGGTACGTTTGGACAACGTGAAAAGCGTATACATCTTGATACCAATGTAGAAGTTTCTGATAGTATTCAAATAGAATTACCTCCAGAAAAACCTCCAAGAATGCCACTTAGATAAGGTAAATTGCCTAAATATATTAGGTGAGACTTATTTTTGTTATGCGAATTTAAAATAACAAAAAAGGTTTAAAAATGAACAAAAACATCGCTACAGCGGTGCTTTTTGTCATGTTTTCGTTTTCAGCAATGGCTCAGCCCATTGTTACTGACTCGACTAGTAGAAGTACCACTGAGTCTACTTCCAATAGCACCACTACATTAAAGTCGCCACCTCCAACAGCAGTGGCTCCAGCAATTACAACAATCAACAATGATGTTTGCGCAGTTGCAGCATCAGGAGCAGTACAAACACAAATTCTTGGTATCTCCATGGGTGGAACCATGAGAGATATGAATTGCGAAAGAATCAAACTTTCGAAGAACTTATATGACATGGGTATGAAAGTAGCTGCAGTTGCTACTTTATGTCAAGACGAACGTGTATTTGCAGCGATGTTAGCTGCAGGAACACCATGTCCAGTCGATGGTAAAATTGGCGAAAAAGCCAAAGAAGAGTGGAAAACTCGTGGGGTATTAGATAATGTGGATAAAAAAGCAGTAGGTAACTATGCTGTATTACCACCAGTAATTGATTTAAGTAAACCAGCAGATCCAGTCAAGTAATGAAAAAGTTATTGTGCAGCTTATTTCTCCTGTTTTCTGCGGTATGTAACGCAGAGATAGTGACCATCCCAATTCCAGGTGCACCTGGATTGAACATCACTGTCGGAACAGGAGTTAATGCACTGCCATTACAAGACATACGTAATAATCCCAACGCAGTAAACATTACTACATGGGATGATTGGTTTAACGAAGTCCCACTGGGGTTTACTTTTCCATTTTATGGGCAGAACTTTACAACTTCGTGGGCTGCAACCAATGGTTATGTAACATTTCAAAATCCACAAACATCAGGACTGTGGGGTGGATGTTGTTCTGGTGTTGATTTAACTAGAACTACTGATCCAAGATATAACTATACGATCTATGGTCTACATACTGACTTATATTCGTGGAATGGAGCAAACCAATATTATCTACGTGGCACAAATGAGATGACTTATGGTTGGTATAATTTAAGTCAGTGTTGTTCTTCACAAGGTGGTAACAGTTTTGAAATTAAAATCAATTCATCTGGTTTAATTGATACTCGTATTGCTGGTGCAATGGTGAGTTGGAATGCTGTCACATCTGGTATGGCTGGTAATCTTGCTAATGGAGAATATTATCAACACTATCATGGACAAGGATTAAATATCACTCCTGGATCTGCTAACATTTTTAGTTGGCAAGCATTGGGTGGAACAGGACAAGGTGTTGACCAATGCACAATTAATCCACTGTATAATCCATCATGTCCTGGATATGCAGCAGCTTATCTATCACAACAGTGTACGATTAGTGCATTATATAATCCATCATGTCCTGGATATGCAGCAGCATACTTCACTCAACAATGCACATTGAATCCTTTGTATAATGAAAATTGTCCAGGATATGCTCAAGCATATCTGACGTATCAATGTTCAGTTAATCCACTATATTCAACAACTTGTGAAGGATATGAGCAAGCATATTTTAATCAGCAGTGTTCTTTAAGTGGCTTATATTCAACGAGATGCCCAAATTATGCAGAAGCATATTTTAATCAGCAG